CAAAGCAAGTCTTTTTCCGATGTAGGATCCCGGGAGTAGAAAAAATGCCAGTCCTCAAGGTCAAGCCCCATAGCCGCAAGGATTTCAAGAAAGGATAATTCCTTTACTGCTGCCTGTCCTTCAATTCCGTCCTCCGAAAAACTTTCCTCAGGCGCAGAATGAAGGAAAGAAGGATTTGAAAAAAAATCACTTTGGTTTTTATTATCTTTAGTTTTCCTCGGGGCTGTGGGTGAGCTTGTTCCCCCGTACCCGACGGAACAAGGATTTTGGGCGCAAAAAGCCGTTTCAGAGCATATATCACTGCTGTTACCGATGGCCCGAACAGAATCGGAATCATCAACGCCTGCAAAGAAGTGCAGGTTCGTTACAGCCTTGGACATATTTTCTTCTGTATCATTGCAGGAATCCCAATCACTTACGGGAGAGCTGTCACCATAAACACCGTTACGGGCAGCTTCAACAGACTGAGGAGAGGCTGCCACTCGGCTATATTCAGTAGCTGTCTCCTTTACAGCTTCCGGAGAAGTTTCCTCTGCTGTAATTTCAATAATACCTTTCTTTTTGTTCCTGCGCCGCTTGCTACGCTTTTCAAGATCGTCCTTGTATCGCTGAGCAATGGCATCTTGTACCTCCTGACCTGAATCAATGAGAGAAGTCAGCTTATCCACATCGGGAATTATTCTGAAATACCTTTTGGCAGGCAGTCCTTTCAACTCGGATTCTATAAGTCCGTGCTTGATAAGGTGTCTGATAGCGGTCTTTTGTGCGTCCTCGGCATAGCCGCTGCTTAAATGCAAGTCCATTACGGTCGAATAGAACCAGCCGCCTTCGTGAAGCTTGCCCTGATTGTTATAATAGACATGCTTTGCGATAAGGCAGTTATATATTTCGGCTTCCATATTGCCTATCGCAAAGGACAGCAGCCTGTTCCTTGAAACCGTATTTGTAGGATTAAGCACTTCAAGCAAGGGTGTTATGAGATATTGCATATCATATCACCTGTCTTTCCCGCAAACATTCCGAAAGGTCAGTCTTGTTGATGAGCATAACAGTTTCACTTCTTGCAGCGGAAGCCATTGTCGGCGAACACAGACATTCGCACTGAATATCCGGTATGGACATATCCATAACATACGCTTTCATCATTTTACCGACCGTTTCACCGTCGATATCACTCCCGTATTCCTGTAAATCCTCTATACAGTCAGTAAATACAACGCCGAACAATGTCTTGCTTGCACCATAAATATCATCACGGCGAGCAACGCTCTTGGGAATATATATTGTATCATCACTAAGTATTTTAAGAATATCATCTATTATATAATTTTCCATTTTTAGTCTCCTTTTCGGAGCAACAAAAAAAGCCTCCGTACGCATACAAAATGTACGCATACGGAGGCTTGACCTTCCATACTTCAAATAAATACAATAAAACTGTATAAAACGACACTAACCATCGTTCAAAGGAAGAGATTCACAAATATCACTCTCTATACCTTTTCTCGATGGTTAGTGTTAAGAATTGCTTGGCTCCCCAGTGCAGAGGGAGCACAATCCGCTGAGGAGCTATCTGACACGGCTGAGAGCGGTATATCAACGCATTTGCCGTCCTTATCTTTGAAAATGACCGTGAGCTTGTCGTCGTAAACATACACCTTTGATATCATGATGTCGGCGATAGCTTTCTTGCCCTCGGTGGTGTTGATATCGGTTGCGAGGATATCATCTATAAACACGGTAATCTGCTCCACAGAGGGGACGTTGTCGGTCATCGCCTGAGACAGCCTGAGGGCGGAGCTGAGCTGCTCCTTGCGCTCTTCCAGCTCCCTGACCTTATCATAAAGCAGCTGATTTCCTCCCGTTTGGGCTATGGCATTCACCACGTTCTCAGCCTGCTTTGTGCATTCGGTCAGCTCCTTTTCCAGTTCGGCAGGCGCATATTCGTTCTTGACCGTCTGCAAATACATCTGATAAATGGTCTCGGCGGTCTCCGCCTTGTCCATCTGCTCAAATGCCGACCGTGCTGCTCTGCACACCTCGTCCTCTATCAGATATTTATTTTCCAGCTTCTTGTGGCAGCCTGACTTTTTTTGCACGCCGTTACAGCGGTAATAATAGTGCTTGACCCCGTTGCGTCCTGTGCCTGACAGCCCGCTCATAGGCTCTCCGCAGTGACCGCAGTATAATTTACCCGACAAATAATAGTCGGCTTTGGCGGTGTTCTTGGCGGCTCTCTTGCGGTTGGTTATCAGCTTTTCTCTTACAGCCTCAAAAACTTCATTGGGTATCATCTGCGGTATGCCTCCTTCAATCACGATATCGTCGTATTTGTATATTCCGATGTATTTTTCGTTGCTGAGCATATTGTAAAAACTGTTTGTGGTAAACGGTCTGCCTCGGCGGTTGCGATAGCCCTGGGCGTTCAGATGCTCGGCTATGTCGGTGAGCCTCTCCCCCTCTGCGTACATTCGAAACACTGTTTCGGGGATAATTCGGGTCTCATCATCAATGACCAGTTTCTTGTCAACGACCTTGTAACCCAGCGGGATATGCCCCGTGGTCTGAGCCTTCATTGCCGACTGGCGCATTCCTCGGATAGTCTTTTCTCTGAGGTCGGCGCTGTAGTATTCGTTTATTGCTTCGATGATGTGGGTCATCATCTGACCCGATGCGTCATCCCCGAAGCTCTCCATGACGGACAGCAGCTTCACGCCGTTTTTAGCTAAAATCTGACGGTTTACGGCGCTGTCTATGGTGTTGCGTGCAAAGCGGTCAAGTTTCCACACAATAACACTATCCCACTTGTGCATGGCGCTTTCATGAAGCATCTGCTGGAAGGCTGGGCGGTCATCGTTTTTGCCTGTCATGGCTCGGTCTATGTATTCCTGCACGACTGTTATGCCGTGCTGCTTGGCGTAATTGTAGCAGTCGTAAAGCTGTCCCTCGATGGACTGCTCCGTTTGCTTGTCCGAAGAGTATCGGGCGTATATTACGGCGGTTTGCATATTTTTTATCACTCCTATTGATTTTTTCGTCAGGATATGATAAAATACAGTTACTGTGGTGTGTGTATTTTATACATATCCCTCTCCCCGTTCGGTGCTGCAACACCGAGCGGGGATTTTTATTTATAAATCAAAGATTTCCATTATCGGATCTGCTGGCTGCGTCATCATCTTTCTGATACCATATTCTGAAATATGTAAGGGTATCATTGTCCTTTGGTGTACCGATAAAAAGTGATATTTTAGTATCACCGGAATACCAGACAAGATCATACAACGGGCTGCCGTCTTCACCTTTTCCATACTTTTCTGTCAGTGTGTCTATTATTGACTTCTGGAGAGCTGCCGCATCATCGGGCATAAGATCAGGACTGCCATATACAGCCGAATATAAACCGTCAGATACATCAAAAGCATATGTCAAATCAAATTTCTGACCGAACATATCAATGTTTTTATAGCGCAGGCTTTTATTTTCCTTTTCACTATCAAATTCAGCAGTTTCGGAGGATTTCACTTCGTCTATTGACATACCCCATTTAATATTTCTGATAACGCTGTCACTGCTCTGCTCCTCTTCGGACACGGATTCGGAAACAGACACCTCGGTATTTGGTGCTGCTTCACTGCCGCATGCTGAAAAAACTGACATCACACACATGACTGCAAGAACAGCTGATATTATTTTTTTCATTGAGTACACTCTCCTTAATTGTCAATCTTCGTTTTCAAAATCATGAATAGTTATTCCGGCTTCACGGGCTGCTTCTGATATTTTTTTGAAATTAGCAGAAGCAGCTTTTTTCATTCGTGTATATCCCGCCTGATTTTTAGGCGCAATATCGGGCAGCTTTATCACTATTTGCTCATATTCTTGCTGCGCATATTTACTGTTAAGTTCATCAACTTCTCTTTTGTGCTTTAATTCTAATAAATGGTTATATCCATCTATCCATTGTTGTGGTCTGCTATCAGTAAATGGTCGATTGCTATATTCAATTACGTCAGTGCCTGATATAGACTTGTTAGTATATGGGTCTGTTAAATAATGAATTCCATATATAAATGGGTAAATAATCATAGAACAATGCCCTGCATTATTTTTGACATAATCGGGCAACTTTGGAAATCGCTTATCTTTGCCCGAAATGGAATACACTCTATTTCCATATGCAGAGCACTCTGCACAATGGTAGCAATTACATACAACGTCCACCAAATCCGTATTCATTTCCCCTGCCAGGTCAGTTTGCTTTAAGTTGATGCTATTTATATCCAATATTTTTTCTGCAGCAGAATTTCCATTTGAATACATCTCTTCAACTTTGTGAGCTTCATCAAACTGCTTATCTAACCGAAGATACTTTGCAAGTCTCAGATAATCATCAATCGGGTATGTCATATCCGAAAGAGGCATTATTTCATTTGATTTTCTAAGGCACTCTATTGCCAAATCCAAACGACCATTTTTCTTATGCTCTGTCGCTTTTCGCTGCAATACATATTCGATATTGTAATAAGCGTAACTTTTACCGTCCTTCGGATCATATTTAAATGACTTAACAGGGATACTTTTTATCCCCTGTATGCTATTTAAATCATAGCAAGGTTCCAAAGCACATTTGTCGCATAGACCATTTTTGTCCAATTTAAGAAACAATCCCCATTTCCCACATTTTTTACATCTTGGCATTTTGTCACGTCCTTACTTAAAAGTTTAAATTATTTTATCAAAATACTCCCAAAAAGCAAGCTTTATATACTTTACATCGACGTCAAAGTATTCACAAAGCTGCCATACCTCAGTCTCACCGCTTTTCATTGCTTTTATCAATTTCTGCTTGGGAATAAGGTAATGTATCGCTTCGGCATTTGCACGATGCTCCTGCTTCTCAATAATGTCAAAAGGTGAATATGGGTTATAAAATGCACCCTTCATGCAATGCCCTATATCGTGAGCAAGATACTGCTTTTCCTCACGCTCACTGTTCATTGATTTTGAATCAATACCTATGTAGCACTCTCCCTGCGGTGACAGCATGGAAATCGCTTTGCATTTTGGACAAATAGTTTCTACCACCGTTATGTCATTATCCTTTGCAAACTGGTAGAGATCAATCAGATTCATTGGCTTCGAGTTCTGCGATTTGTCTTGCAAAGTCGTCAACCTCCTTGAACTTCTCAGGTGTAAATCCTTCTTCTCCTGTTCCTGCGGCTATATTCTGCTTGTAAGCGGATATATCAATTTTTCTGCGTGCAGGCTCTATTTCAAGGAGCTTATCAACAGCTCCCTGCATTTCTGGCTTATCACGGTAGGCTGTAATTACTTTATTCTCGTGTTCAGTAACTGATATTTTGAGTAAAGCATTGCTTTTAGTTTTCAGATCATACTGATTTAGCTCTTCAACTGTAATTCCAAGAGCACCGCAAATCTTTATAAGATTATCTATACTCGCCTTGTTGCTGTCACGTGAGATCAGACTGTATATAGTCTGAGCGGACAGTCCTGTTTGCGCAGCTATGTCTGTTGCTTTCAGCCCTCTGTCCTCCAGTATTTGTTTTAGCTTTGCTCCGATTGCCATAATTGACGCCTCCTATTAAATTATCATAAGTATATCACCAAAAAAAACAAAAGTCAACAAATTTATGCAAATGCGTATAATTTCATTGTCACAAACAAAGAACTGCATAATTTTTTGTGCATAGCGACAAAGTTATTCAAATGCGTAATAAATTACAGAAAAACTATTGACTTTTATGCAGTTGAATAATATAATTAAATCATAAATTATGCGTTTGCATAATAGAGCTATTCAAATGAAAGGAGAAAAGCACATGGAATACAGCAATCTTATAGGCGAGATCGCAAAGGCGCATATTAACTATGTTGACATTGCAAAGAGGCTCGGGATAACACGGGATACCCTCAGAGCAAAGATTACAGGTAAAAGCTCGTTTACCGTAGAGGAAGCTTTCACAATAAAAAATGAGTTCTTCCCCAACTGTCAGTTTGAGCAGCTTTTTGCTCGGTCGGCATAATGCCATTTTCAGTATAACACATTATCTGTCCCGAAATCAGGACAGATAAAAATGAAAGGAAGTGAGAATGTGAAAAACACGCCTAAAAACTGGGAAGATGTAAAAGAAATCCTGCTCAACCAGCTGACACTGATCAAGCAGGAAAGCGAAGAGAACCCCGATAGGCTCCCTGAACTTACCGATTCAATGTGCAAGGTAGTTTCTGAGATAGCCAATAACTTCTCCCTAAATGCACATTAACCTTAATTTGCCTGAACGGTAAATTCTTCTTCGGTATTGATCGCTGCATATACCGAATTGTAGAAATCTGAAATTTGCTTTGCATTAAAAGTGTTGGTTTCTTCTATTTCGCCATCATTTCTACCGTGGGTTCGAATTACATTTGATGAATCCATAGCCTTTAATGTAAGCTGAAGTGCAATTTCACTTTTATCCATAACTTATTCCTCCTTTCATAATTATTTTCAATACAATTATACCGCATATAGCGATTAAATTCAAGACAAATCAAGATAAATACTATATGTGGTAATTACAAAATATAGGAGGAGTATTTGTCAACTTTGTGCAATTAAGGAAGTGAACGCATGAAACCTATAGCAAGTATAAAAAATGAAACGCTTTTCGGCACAATTATTGTCTTTGAATTTAAAAACGGCAAAAAAATATCGGTGTATGCAGTAGGCAGAGGACCCATGAGGTCAAAGCATATGCCTGTTCCTGAAAAGCTGAGGTTAAGTTACAGGAGGTGAAAACATGGAAGAGAAATTCAAAGTCAAAAGAGCGCCAAAGGAAGCGCCTATCGAATTTGCCCAGCTGAGAACTTACCCCGAAGCGGCAAAAATGGTTGAGGAGGTCATGCAGATCACCAACAACACCAAAGCTCAGACTGTTTATGATATGGTCAAATTTGCTTATGATCATATGGAGATCATTGAGCAGTAAACTTATTATCTGTCCGGGACAGGAAGGAGATGAGGAGAAGTTGCCATACAGAACCGTTAAACCCGCTTATCCGGCACTGGAAGTAGAAATTGCCTGCAGGCAAATAAAGAAGAAAGACATAGCGAAAGCAGTTGGGATCAGCGCTGACTACCTGAGCAAAAAACTGACGGGACGTGCAGGCTTCACACTTGATGAAGCTCTTGCAATACATGAAAAATACTTTTCAGATGTTCCGGTACAGGTACTGTTCAAAAAAAGCGGCGAAGTACATTCGCACTCCGCCAAAGAAAACTAAATTTTGCCAAGCTTACTTCTTGCTGCTCTTAGAAGATGTCTTGGTCTGAGAAAGAGCGCTTCCGGCAACTGACTTAGAAGTCTTGCTGTATCGACCATCTCTGAGAATAGTCGATGCTTTTGAAGCGACAGACGCACTTGTCTGCTTAGTGTTTGACATGAACATTCCTCCCTTCATATTAGTTTATAGCCTAATTATACTACATATAGCAATTATTGTCAATAAAATAACTATATATGGTATTTACGAAAAACTTTGGGAGTTGTTTGTCAACCTGCACAATTTATAAAATATTAACACGTCTAAATATTATAAGAAGGAGAAATAAATATGAATGAAACCACAAAGCCCATCATCAGAGAAATGATGTCCGAAAGCGGACGCAGGATCATACTCGTGAACGAGCCAAGCCCTGAGATTATGGCAAAATGCCTCAAGCGTATCATCGACAAGAAGCTGCTCGAAGCGGCTAAGGAAAAGGCAGGTGTAAAGTAATGAGCACATACAACGTATATGTACATCTCAGGTTCAAGGGCGGCGCATTCAACGATGTGTACAGCGTATCGGCTGGGTCACGGGAAGCTGCCGAAGCTAAGGCAAAGGACAGGATTTTCGCTGAAAACAGTCTTGACGATCTGGTCGAGGCGGTTATCACAGATGTTTGCAAGGAGGTGTAAAAATGAAATGGTATATCCTTAGATACACCTATGAGGGCAGGAAGTACAGCTGCCGCATTCAGGCACACAGCTTTGAGATGGCGAATGAATGCGCTCAGCAGTTTGTTGGTGCGGCAAGTATTCTGTCGCTCTCCGAATGCCCTGTGCAGGGGTAAAGAAAAAGCCGTGACGGCGGCAACCGTACACGGCAAAAAGATAAATAAGACAATCCTATTATAGGATATTCAGAGGAGGTTGTCAAGTATGGAAATAAATGTTTCATCTTGCATAAAGCCATCTTACCGATTTACAGAGATAAATGAGATGCAGAAACTTCCACTGGAAGTAAAAGAGCAGATATCCATTGAAATAATCAGACGGGCAATCGCTCTTAGCAAGCATAAAATGGCTATAGCTTTTTCGGGTGGTAAAGATTCACAAGTAGTTGCAAATCTGTTTGAGCGAAATTTTCCTGAAGAATTTTTGAGTGTATATGGCATATTCGGAAACACAGGTATTGAGTTTCCCGAAAGCTTGAAATTTGCGAGAAAATACGGGAAAGAACATTTCAAGAACAACTTCAAGGAAACTAAGTTATCAAGACTTGAAGAACCCGAACTCCGATACGATTTTGCAAGAGAAATTGTGGCTTTGCTTGAAGAAGAAGGCTGCCTTTCAGAAATCTTGAAGCCTGATGGCAAGCTTAAAGGTCAGAAGGCGCTAATCGAGGCGGCGAGGAAGAGAGGATATACGCTTAATAGGTCAAACTGTTTCTTTAAAGGAGAGCCAAAGACATTTGCGTATTGCGTTGAACAGTATGGTGCGCCTCTGCTCGGTAAGTCAGCTTCCAAGTTAGACGCACACCGAATAAACATTGAATGCTTTCTAAAATATTCCCAAACTGAGAGCGAAAAAAGCAAGCTAAAAGAATACTATGATATTCTCAGAGAGTGCAAGTTCTCTCAGCACTGCTGTAAGCTCCTCAAAAAGGAGCCTTCCGAGAGATTGCAGGCGGAGCTTGATGTGGATATGATTTTCAAGGGGCTTATGGCTTCCGAAAGCCATAGCCGAATGACAAGCATAGCGACAAGAGGCCATATATTTGCAAGTCACAGACCACACATCAAGGACGGGGCATTTTATCATGTTTCCCCCATTGGTCTATGGACTGATGACGATGTTTGGGAATACATTCACAAATACGGCCTTGAATATTCGCCACTATATGATATTACATATACGGCGAAAGATGGCAGTACACAGCGCATCAAACGCAATGGCTGTATTATGTGTGGCACGGATTTGCAATTTAAAGACAATCACTTGTCTGTTCTGAGACAAACACACCCAAAGGCTTGGGAGAGCTGTATGGAACACTTCGGGTATCGAGAACAGTTATACAAGCTTTTTAAGCTAAAACGCAATAACAACATTTATGATGCTTTTACTGATGAGGAAATGAAAGCAAAAATTATCGAACGCTTTGGCGACAGCAAAAGGCTGTTTGATGCGAAACCTTGCGTTTATGATGATTATGGGGAGCTTGTAGAACTGGAAGGCACAGGGCTTGATGAAGAATATGATGCCGAAGTGCTTTTAATGAATGACGGACAGTTAAAACTTGTTTGAGGAGGAATAAAAATGGAAATCACTATTGAACAGATTGCGGAATATATCCGCAAAGCGTCGATGTATGACGCCATTATCAATTACACAAAGGCGTCGAAGTATTTCAGCCGTGAAGATATTCTGGCGTTTGCGGGTGAGCATGACACCGCCAAAAAGCAGGAGGACATTACAGATGGAAATTTCTGATTTTCTGTGCAACAGCCGTGCTTTTCAGCGCTGCGAGGACAGATATCTGAGCGATGCGGAGCATGACGGTGCTGAGGACGATAACGACATAGAGAACGAGGAGGACGCAGAGGAAGATGACTGAATCGGAATACCGTTCTCACCCATCTGTAAGCCGCTCTGAACTCTGGAAGCTGATATCGGAAGGTCCCGAAAAATTCAATTATCTGCGTTCAAATCCTCAGCCTCCGACAAATGCGCTGATATTCGGACAGGCATTTCACATGGCGGTTTTGCAGCCCGAAATTTATGATGACAATTTTGCCGCTCCCCCATCTTGTGACAGACGGACCAAGGCGGGAAAAAAGGTCTGGAGCGAATTTATCGCACTGAATAAAAACAAGGTGCTGATATCCGGAGAATGGCAGGAGCAGATCATGGCAATGAAAAATAAGCTGATGTCCGATTCGTTTGTGCGTCAGCTGCTTTCAGGAGACCCTGAAAAGCCCTTTTTCTGGATTGATAATCTTACGGGAGAGGGCTGCAAATGCCGTGCGGATTGTGTTACCGAAATAGGCGGTGCTGTATATGTTGTGGATCTGAAAACCACGGAGAATGCTGCAACGGACAAGTTTATGAAAAAATCCATTGACTATGGATATCCTCTCCAGGCTGCCATGTACTGTGAAGGCGTAAAACAGGCAACGGGCCGTGAATGCAGCTTTGTGTTCATTGCTATTGAAAAATCGCCGCCTTATGCAGTGAATATCATGCAGGCAGACGAGATTTACAGACAGTACGGTTATGATATTTTCAGGGAAGCATTGGGCATTTATCATGACTGTAAAATAAACAATAACTGGTACGGCTATCTCGGCAAATTCCATAACATAAATATTCTGGGACTGCCGGCCTACCTTGCAAAGGAGTTTGAATAATTATGGAAAACGCACCCGTTACATATCAGAATAATACACCTCAGAATTTTAGCGCCAATGTAATGTCAGCCGGGCTTGACAATATCAATCAGGGTACTGTGGCAATAGAGGCAAGCAGAGCGATCGCCGAGGCTCAGGGTGCCCTTATTTTGGCAAAGCAGTATCCGAGAGATGAAATAAAGGCATACGCAAGAGTTATTGAAGCGTGCCAGCGTCCTGAGATGGCTGCCAAAGCATTCTACAGTTTTCCGAGAGGAAAAGAAACGGTTGAAGGTCCCACGATCAGATTTGCGGAGGAACTTGCCCGCTGCTGGGGCAACTTTGATTATGGAATAAAGGAGCTTTCTCAGGATAACGGAAAAAGTGAAATGCAGGCATACGCCTGGGATCAGGAAACAAACACAAGAAGCGTTCAGAACTTCACCAATCCGCATCAGCGTGAAGCATTCGGAAAAATGCAGGTGCTTACCAAGCAGCGTGATATATATGAAAATAACGCCAATATGGCAACACGCCGTCTGAGAGCACGTATTCTTGCCGTTCTTCCGTCTTGGTTTGTGGACGGCGCTATTAACGAATGCAAAAAGACACTTGCGGGGCAGAACGATATGCCGCTGATAGACAGGGTCAAAAATATGGTGGTTCAGTTTGCAAAATTCGGCGTTACACAGGAACAGATAGAAAAGCGCCTTAAGCGCAGAATTGATACGATGTCATCTGACGATTTTATTGAATACATCGGTATTTTCAACGCCATAAAAAGCGGTGAAAGCAAGGTTGCGGAATGGTTTGAGACAGACAAGAACGCCACTGCCACAGACCTTACGTCAGCCTTGAAGGGCGGTGACGGCAATGATAATATGTGACAGCAGGGAAAAGAAAAATGCCCATATCCTGCAGTATTTTGACAGGAACGGCATTGCTTACAAGGTCAGAAAAATGGACGTTGCAGACTATCAGTCCGAGGGCAGGGACACGCTTGTTATCGACCGCAAGCAGAACCTTGACGAGCTTGCAACAAATCTTACCAATCCGCAGGACAAGGGCAGATTCTGGCGGGAAGTACGCAGGGCGTATTCCTCGGGCATAAAGATGATCGTTCTTTGTGAGCATGGCAAGGGCATAAAGTCCATTCCCGATGTGGTCAAATGGAACAGCAGATATTCCACTGTTACGGGGCATGTCCTGCAGGAAAAAATTTATCAGTGCCACATTTCATATGGCGTGGAATTTCTTTTCTGCAATAAATCCGAAACGGCGGCAAGAATAATCGAACTTCTCGGAGGTGCATCTGATGATAAATAAATGGATAGGCATGGGGCGGCTCACAGCGGATCCTGAGCTTCGACAGACACAGAGCGGAGTATCTTCCTGCAATGTTACCGTTGCCGTGCAGCGTGACTTTACGGACGGCAGCGGCGAAAGGCAGTCAGACTTCATCAACGTTGTGGCATGGAGGCAGACTGCGGAATTTATCGGCAGATACTTTTCCAAGGGCAAGATGATAGTCATTGAGGGCGCTCTGAGAACGAGGAATTACGACGATAAGCGTTACCCCGATGTAAAGCATTATGTTACCGAGGTGCTTGTGGATCATGCCTATTTCGGTGGTGACAGCGGCGGAAGCAAAAGCTCTTCCCCTCCTCAGCGAAACAATACGGCAGCGGCTGCACCCGCTCCCCCTCCCGCCCGCCCTTCCCACTTTTTGGGAGCTGTGTGC